GTTAAGCTTGACGCCGTGCGGTCGTCCGCTACGCGCCAGGTGTTCGCTATCCTCGTTTCCGGGGTTAACGAGACACTTGAGCAAGGCAGCGTATCCGTCAATTCCATTTTCTGGAATAACGGACCGTACCACATACCCCCTCGCAAGAGGCACGTGGTAATCTGGACAAAATGCGTCTCCCGAGGGAGGCACACTGTCGTCCAGTCTGCCGAGCAGAGAAGAGGATTCCTCTACGATCGGATACCGTCCACCAAGGATGGTTTCGAGTTCCGTGTCGTAAAGGGCCACAACCTTGCGCAACCCACTCTTGTAGAATAGGTTGCGTGTGGCTACAGCTGAGGCCACTTCTTTCGCGTCGCGCAGTGAGCGAGGAAACGGGTGCCGGATCTTCGTGACAGAAACGTCACATCCAGCCCAGTATTCCCTGCCACAGGACTCTCTGAACAAGCCAGTCCAGAAAGACTTGTGTCGATTAACCTTGAAGCCAAAAGCCTCAAGGACCTCGATCACTGATTCAGCCGCTGCGGAGGGACAGATTATGTCATCTCCGTAGACACGCACCACGTCCTGGAGTCTTGTAAGACTCGCTTTGGACACGGGAACTGACACAGCTCGATGCACTCCCAGAAGTGTACAGGGAATGTTAGAGCTGATCCCATCGAAGCGAACTTGAGGAGGGGGATTACCCTTCCATCAGGTAGCTTGGCTTGTGTCGATCGACAAGCCTGGACCGCCTCGTTAAAGAGCGGCCAGGGTTCGAGGATTGCCTCGACAAGCCAGTTGGGCACGCGGTCGCTAGCCTCGCTCAGATCGAGTGTAGCTAGCGCTCCATCGTCACTGGCACAATGAGCCATGGCCTGGTTAGGCCATTGTAGCTCGAAGCCAACGAAGGAGGATGCCATCTCGTGCGACTCGATGGCACCCACGAGTGCTCGCTTGAGAGATTGCTGCGCATATTGCATCGCAGTAGGCTCCGCGGCGATAATTCGTGGCGTGACCTGTGTCTTCGGGACGAGAATCACCCGGGTGGGGTATTCCTCATCCATGGGCAGGAGCCTCAAAGGCGAATCCCGCTCGGCCAACAAAGAGTGCTGGGCGTACTCCCGAAAAGGGAAGATGCGCTCCAAACGCTCAGGCCAAGTAGGAAAGGTCCACTTCTGGTTACCGACAAGTCGGTCAGCAGTGGCGCCAGGCCCGTGTGTTGGGACAATCTCGTAGTCGGCGATCTGACGATCGACTTCTGCGAAGGCGTCTCCGAACACGAGCATGATGACCCTGGATAGATCCCTAAGAAGTCCTCCTCCGAAGAGGGGAGACTCCTCAGGGCTCATCCTAAAGGGGCATCCAGCTCCTGGTCTACCTCGATGTACTGTCTGATCGCTGCACGCTGCGCCATGGCGGGAGCCATAGCCTTCTCCTTGGAGAACAGCAAGCAGAGTTGCCG